TGATCGTCGTTCATAAACAGTTTTTAGCGGATCAATGGCGGGAGCGTATTCAACAATTCTGTCCGGGTGCTACAATTGGTGTCGTACAACAGGATAAAAAAGAAGTCGATTGCGACTTTGTTATTGCTATGCTTCAATCTCTATCACTCAAAGAATACTCTTTTACAGATTTCGAAAGTATTGGAACTTTGATTGTTGATGAAGCCCATCACATCTGTGCTAAAGTATTCAGTCAGAGCCTGTTCAAATTATGCCCTAAACATATTTACGGGTTGTCGGCAACACCTGAGAGGAAAGATGGACTCACTAAAGTACTTCATTGGTTCATGGGCCCCACATTCTTCGCAGTTGAAAGGAAAAATCAGGAACAGGTTGAAGTGTTTCCGATTGTTTTTGATTCCCCAAATTATAAGAATCCACCACCGTCTATGAGAAATGGAAAGATATCGATGCCCAATATGATCACAGAACTTGTTGAAGATCGTCAAAGAAATAGAATGTTAGTAGAGTTGGTGAAAAAAGCATCTGCGGGTACTAGACAACTTTTAGTTCTCAGTGATCGAAGACAACACTGTGAGTTTCTTCATCAATGCTTTCCTAAAACATCGGGACTATACATGGGTGGTATGAAAGAGGCAGCACTTCAAGAATCATCAAAGAAGAAGATCATATTTGCGACATTCAGTCAAGCCCATGAGGGTCTAGACATTCCCACTCTCGATACAGTTATTTTGGCGAGTCCTAAATCAGATATTACCCAAAGTATTGGGCGTATCATGAGAGAAACGAGTGGAAAAAAGAACAACCCACATATATACGATATACATGATCCATGGTCTATTTTCACAGCAATGTATTACAAAAGATCTAAAATCTATAAACATGGTGGTTTCAATATTCGTGGTAAAACGTTGGAAGATAAACCAGACTTCCCTCAGGGAAAGTGTTTGTTTTTATAATCTACACATCTATTAAATGTCTGGTGCATTGGTACAACTTGTTTCTAAAGGTGTACAAGATTCATATATAATAAGTGACGAAGGACATTCGTTTTTTCGTACCAAATTTACTCGTCATACAAATTTTTCTCAAGCTCCCAAATTCATAAAAAATGTAACTTCTACAGATACTTCTATAGTTATTCCAGTCTATGGTGATATTATAAATGGAATTTGGCTTGAGGCTAGTTCAAGAGGTGTGAATATCGCTTCCAAACTATTTTACAATTCCACGATTGATCTTCTTATAGGGGGTCAAAAAGTAGATTCACAACATTATGATTATTTTTCTGATATATGGACAAATTATCTCGCAGATACCTACACTAAATCAAAAGAATTGAACACTAAGGGATCATCGACAAATAATATGTTCCTTCCACTTCACTTTTTCTTTTGTGATCATAAAGCATTTTTACCCCTAATTGCATTACAACATCACCAAGTTGAGATACGTATAACATTTGATGAGACAAATATAGCTACTTTAAGTGAGTCTGAAAAAAGTGCTAAAATATATGGGAATTATATTTACCTTGATAAAGATGAACGAGAAACTTTCACAACGAGAAATATGGATCTTATCATTACACAAGTTCAAAGTTTAAAACAGGACTTGAATGTTCTACAAGGTGGATATAATGTTATAGACATTTCACAATTCAATCACCCTGTTAAATCCCTATTTTGGGGTTACAGTGCATTAAGTGATAATGCATATAATGACAGGTTTACATTCTCGAGTGTAGATTTACAAATCAACGGAACACATCTTCTTGAAAGAATGACTCCTGTTTATTTCCATACCGTACAAAATTATTACAAGTCTCAGTATGGGCGTTCATATTTCACACCAAGTAGTGAATCAACGTATGATACAAGATATTTCACATACCACTTTTGTCTAAATGCTTCGGATTATAATCCATCTGGGACATTAAATTTCAGTCGAATAGATAATGCATCGATTACTCTACATGGTGCGGAAAAGGGTTCTTCTCGACCAGCAAACCAAGAAATTTCTATATATGCGGTTAATTACAATGTTCTGAGAATACGAAACGGTTTATCAGGAATTCTATTTGGTAATTAAATTTAATGAGAGGGAAAACCTCAGTATAGATTTAACATTTACGCCCTGATGGCGTCGGACACAGCTAACGCGATAACTCCGACAATAAAAGCTATCACGATGTAATTTAATTCACTTTCTTCAGTGCCACCCTGTACAACAACCTTGGGTGTATCAATGGGTTCGGGTTTTTTCTTTGGAGGATCCAGTTCCTCCAAAGGATAGTATGCTATCATTTATATATGTTTAGAGATTAATTTCCTTTTTCGTTTTCTTTTGCCTGGTACGTTTGGGTTTCGATGAGGCAACATTTACCTCCTTTACTTCACCACCGGTTGAATCACCGGAGATCGATATGATATCAGAAATATCATCGTCCATGTCAACCAATTGCTCTGTATTTTGGGAAATAGCTGATGTATTCATTGGTGGTGTTGGGGGCATCATAATACCCCCCATAAGGCTGGAGATGTCAATACCAGGCCCCTGCATTTCATACTCACCTGAACCACCGACGGGGGCGTCAGTGGCCGGACCACCCGTTTTACGAGTCGTGTTCTGAACAGCTGACATCATATTCTTTACGAGATCGGGGTTCTGTTTAATAACATCGTTCATATTTGGCATTATCGATTTGAACATACTATTGGTCAAATGAAACATCATCGCTGAACCACCTAACATCATGATCAATTTCACTTCTGGAGCGACATTAATCTTTGATCGGTATTTAACATATAATTCTTCAAAGACGCCGTCATAATCGTCTACATTCTCCATCACGGATTCTGACCAACCCTCAAGTTGAATCTCAAAGGGATTGTACCGCTTATTGAGAAATTCCAGTCCGGTCACACACGCTACAAGCATTCGTCTGGAAAACCGAACTGACTGTTCAACATCTATACTGTAAGTGATACGCTTTACTTCGGTACGGAGTTCGTCGACGTTTGAATAAGCATTCAATCGTTTGTTTACAGCAAATCCCTTCTTTTCCAGGCGTCCTAATTTGTTAATTAGATCCGCCTTTTCTTCATCGATAGAAGAATACCCTTTGGAAGGTTTTTCTTCTTCGTCCTGACCTGGACCTGATCCTGGTCCATAGTCCTCACCGTCATCGAAAAAATTACCATCTTCTTCACCATAATCAATTTCTTCATCTGGAGCCGTAGCGTTTTGGTTCGTCTGTTTATTAGGGTTTACGAAAGCATCCATACTTTCTTGTCGCTCTGATGTTTGTGGTGGTGGATTATAAACATTACGACTTGGTCGGGAAACACGCTGGGGTTTGGGAGCAGAAACTTCAATTTCATCCATGATGGCCTGTTCATCTGCATCCAATTTCATAACACTAGTATGTCCTCGATCGAGTACAATCTCTTCGTCCATCTACTCTTTATACAGAAACTAAAAAAATAATCTTTAACGCGGTTTAAAAAAATGTTGGTTCATTATAAAATGTTTACTCTGAACCGTGTCAACCGTAACGCCATTATGATGATAGTTCTGCTTCTCGTATTTATTTCGGCACTCGGTGCTTTCAGGACAAGCGCGTTTCAAGCTATGCCAATCACAACCAAAACTGTGAGTGACCAATCCATTTTCGATTTACCAGTTGATTTGAAATGTACCGCGGGTTCGGGTAAGACTGGTAGTCCATACTCAAAGGGTTTAACTCCAGGGGGAGTATGTGGTGCCCAAAAACTTGTCTCTGAGCAGGCTGGGTATGATATCACAGGTGGGATTGGTGGATCTTTAATCTAAGTTAATACTATATGGCATTAATTACAGCCCCTACTCAATTGATTCCTGATCTTCAACATGAATATCATACTGTGACTATTGATACTATCGGACAAACAGCTTCCAATGCTTTCACGTGTCATCTTCAAAATCCACTAAAAAATGTTGTCCAGGCTAAACTATTGGCTGCTAACATTAATACGACAGTTGCTACGAAACACTGTTACGTTTCCATAGAGGAACTTGATAGTATTTTCACAGAACGTGCCTCCAATGAACCAAATGGTCAAGCCGCTACAAGTATCGTTCGCAATTCATTTGCGAGTATCATAGGTGACGGTACAGCATCGTTCAATTTCAAAGATAATTATCCCCTTGTGACACAATATGTCAATCCGATCCGTAGCATTGATCGTTTCACTGTAAATATTAGAAACCAAACTGGTGTACCTATTACACCAGCTAGTCCCGCGAAAAATAATTTTTTAGTTATTCGATTCGTGTGTAGAAAACCCAATTTGTAATTTTCTCTCGTTAAAGTAGTATACCATGTCTGCTGGTGTTGTTCAATTGATTGCCATCGGTGCTCAGGATGAATATATTGTGGGTAACCCCGAAATATCTTTCTTTAGTTCAACCTTCAAAAGACATGCTAATTTTTCACAGTCCATCGAAAAACAAACCATCCATGGAACGGTGAAAAACAATTCAATGTCCAGTGTTCAATTCGAACGATCTGGCGATCTTTTAGGGTATGTTTATTTCACATTAGACGATACCACCCAAGCCCTCGATATTCAAAGGTGGGACACCATTATCGATAAAGTAGAACTCTACATAGGTGGTTCTCTCGTAGACAGTCAAGATGCCATCTTCACGGAAAAGATTGCTATCGATACATTCGCACAAAATGTATCAAAAAGTGCGAATGGTACACATCCAGGTGTCAGCTCTCGCTCTTATTTTTATCCTCTTCGTTTCTTCTTCTGTGAAGGACCTCAATGTGCTTTACCTCTTGTTGCCTTAAACTATCATAATATCGAACTCAGGATTCACTGGGCTACGGCGGCATCTAATTATAATGTGGAATGCTTCGCAAATTATTATTACCTTGATAACGAAGAGCGTGGGAACGTTGCTTCCCGAAAACATGATCTTCTCATTACACAAGTTCAAAAAAATATCGCCTCAAGATCCCGAATTCAAGATCTCACGTTTAATCATCCCGTGAAGTATCTCGCATCTTCAGATACGACGACAAATGGAGCACTCACTTCTCCCCAAAATAGGGTTAAATTGAACATTAATGGTCTCGATGTCGGTAATTACCGATGGGGGAAACCACATTATATCGATGTCACGAATTATTACCATACCAATTTTGTCACTTCACCTGATTTCTTCTTGTACTGTTTCTGTCTATCCACGAGCTCTCTTCAACCAACTGGTACGCTGAATTTCAGTCGTCTCACATCGGTAAAGATAATGAGTGAGGATATGCTCATCAACGACCCCATATACGCGGTTAACTATAACATATTACGTATCGAGAATGGTATGGCAGGCCTCCTCTATGCTAATTAAAATACCATTCTATATTAAATGGTCAAGAACTTGCCAACGGTGGAGAGATCCACTATAATTAGATTTGGTAAACACTGTACCGAAAACCAGGCGGATAATTCGATTGTGTTCAATGCCAGTGATGAACCAATTGTAACAGACTTTCCCAATTCTGTGTATATGACACCATTGCGTACTCGCCAGGATCTAACTGATCGAAGCATCACCATTCTCGCATATAATCAAGTTACGAAAGAGGTGATGGATTCAACTGCCGTCGCTGAGGATATTCTCAATTTTTCACTCGATGCCGCCGTGCAGAATGGTAATGTAACTACGAGAACTGTATCATTCAATGACAATGTAACATCTTTCACAACATTATCTAATGCTGGTGTATCGAATGGTGCGCCTATACACACCTTAGATGTAGGTTCCAAGTTTTATGTAGATGATGTGGGTTCAAATGTTCTCACCGTTTTGGGAAATACATATTTACAAAATAATCTCATCGTCAATGGAAAAATGGATGTAAGGGGAACACTTACAACAATTGATTCCGTGAACACGACAATCAAAGATGCCATCATAGAGATTGGGAAGGGAAGTAGCTCAATCGATGACATGGGTCTGATAATGGATCGATCTGGTACAAGTGTCGTGATAGGATACCAAGAAAATGTTGACGAATTCATCATCGCATACACGGATAGTAGTGCGACAAGTTCTATAATTGTACCTTCTTCAGAACTCATAGATGCTCGTGTTCACGGTCGTCTACATACGAACTCAAATTTATCTGTAAATACAGACACTTTACATGTCGATGCCACGACAGATCGTGTAGGTATTAACACGTTGACCCCATCAACAGACTTTCATGTTGAAGGTGAAACATACGTATCTGGAAATGTGACTATTCAAACAGATCTGAACGTTACCGGCAACGCCTATGTGTCGTCAAATGCTGTGGTAACTGGGAATGTGGATGTACAAACCGATTTGAATGTCATTGGAAATGGTTATATGCACACAGATCTAACCGTCACTGGAAATGCGTATATGTCCTCAAATATAGTGGTCACCGGGAATACCGATGTTCAAACAGATTTGAATGTCATTGGAATTGGTTATATGCATACAGATCTAATCGTCACTGGGAATGCGTATATGTCGTCAAATGTAGTGGTTACTGGGAATGCTGATGTTCAAACGGATCTAAACGTTACTGGTAACGCATATGTATCGTCAAACGCTGTGGTAACTGGAAATGTGGATGTACAAACCGATTTGAATGTCCTTGGAAATGGTTATATGCATACAGACCTAACCGTCACCGGGAGTGCGTATATG